ACATACTGCTGGGTGTCTTCTTGTTGGTGATTCGCAGGAGAATAATGTTATCATCAAAGATGGGTTTATTGGCAAATCCACTAACGCGTATAAAAGAATATATCCAGATATTGCTAAAGCATTACAGAAAGAAAAAGTTTTTATAGAATATGTTGATATTGCCTAATGAAGTTTTTAGGTAAACATATAAATAGATTTAAAACTATATTTGATAATACAGTAATATTTAAAGAAGTATCGTCTGGGTTATCAAGTGATGATAATATGTTAATTATAAAAACTAATGGCACGCTTGTCCAAAGACCTATTACAGATATTACTGCAGAACTTGCATTAACAGGTTATTCTTTTAATGGAACAAATATTGTTATAAACAATACAGAAGCTGGAGGCAGTGTTATATTTCAAACTACAAATGCTGCAGAGTCTAATCAAGAATATTTAAAAATAGATGGAAGTGCAGAAAATATTACAGCTAGTAAAGATATTTTTATTCCTGATAATGTAAAAACTTTATTTGGTAATAGTAGTGACTTGCAAATATATCACGATGGAAATAATAGTTATATAGTAGATGCTGGGAATGGTGATTTATTAAATTACTATAGTAATGATTGGAAAGTTATTAAGTATGGAAGTAGTGAAATATCTATTGAAGCAAGATCAGACGAGGGTGTTAAATTATATTATGATAGCGCTCAAAAGTTTGAAACAACAAGTAGTGGTATAAATGTTACTGGTGAAGTTCAAGGTGATAGTTTAGATATAGATGGTAACGCTGATATATCAGGTAATTTAACCGTTAGCACACCATCAACATCATCTGGTATATACGCTCAGTTTGTAAATTTAAAAGGTTTTTGTACCTTAACTACAAATTATCAATTTACAGAAGATGTTGAAGATACAAGATCTCCGTTTGAAATTGCTTTAGATTATGGTAGTGCAACAATCAGTAGTAGCACAGAGGTTACACAATCTAAACTATTTAGATCTGCTGGTTTCCACGTTCCTGTTGCATGTAATTTAAATACTATTAATATGCAGGTTACATGTAATCCTAGTAGTGGTAATATTACAGTGGCTATTGTAGAATATGTTCCTTCTGAATTAGCAGCAGATACAAATGATCACCCTAGAACAATATTTGAAGAGGTAGTTGTAGCTTCATCAGAAAATAATAATAAAGTAAAAACAGTGGCAGTGGCTGAAGGAGATATAAATAATAAACCAGTGGCAGCGGGCAGTCATATAATGATTATGGTAAAGGGTGATAGTAGTAGCTCAGGTAGTAAAGCTTTTATAAGCGCTGCAATAGAAATAAAATGGTAAATTATGGCTAAAGAAAAAGACAATAAATTTATTAAGAAATCTGAATATAGAAGATCTCAGTTTGAAGTTAATCGTCAAGTTCAAAGAAGAACTGTAGAAAGACAAGTTACCACAAGACAAAGAAGAAGACAAGAGATAGTAGCTAGATCTAGACAACCTATTGAAACAGAATCAGTTTCTAGAAATGATAATTTAAGCTTTGTCAAAACAGATACAGTAAATACATTATATACATTAACTGAATTAAACCCAGGGCAAAGTTTAAAAGATGTAGTTATATCACATTGGAACTCAAGTAGTAATGATGCTGTAATTAGTATGTATTGGAGTATAACAGGTCCTGGAGAAGCTGCAGCTACTGTATCCGCAGGTAGAATATCTTCACAGCAAACTGGTAACTTTATTAGAATATTTACTATGGATATACCTCATGCTTCTGTCATATCATTAGAAGAATCTGGTATTACTAGACACTTTGGTAATTTTAATAAAACAATATATTTTTACGTGGTGAGTTCTCAACAGTATACACAGTTTACTGTTATTAAGTCGTGAAAACTAAAGATTTTAATGTCCCTATATGGCTAAGTAATTGGACATTTAAAGACGCAAGAAATAAGGTTTATATCATAAAAGAAGTTATAGTTAAAGGTTATAACAAAGGGTCTATATTCACTGATCAAAAAGTTGTGGATAAAGTTGTTAAGAAGATAATAGGTAAGAAATCAAAACATACATTAAAACCAATAAATTTAGAACTAGTCAGTCAACATGGATATGGTATAAAAGAATAAATGTCACTTAATGATAAAATAAAAGAATATTTATTAGCAAATCCACATTTGTTACGAAGCAAGTATGCTGATACTGCTAAGATATTTGGAACTAATTATGAGCAGATCAGAACTGTAGCTAGAAGACTTAGAAAAGATAATCCAGACAAACAACCTAAAGAAAAAGAAGTTATAAGCTTTCAAGAAACAAACAATGAAGCGGTATTAACTGCTGAAAATTGTACTAGAGTAAAATCACTTGAAGATTTATTAGCTGCTTGTTCCGTAGATTTAGATTTATGGGAAGTAGACAAGTATGATATAGGTACATATGAAGTAACAGGTTTTGATGAAAAAAGAAAACCTGTAACAGTTACGATGTTTAGAACTAAGGCTTGGTTAAAAAGAATCAAGACTGAGTTAAACATAAAAAAAGTTAAGCAAAACATAATAGAAGACTTAGCAAACTTGTCACCTAAAATAAAACTAATAAAAAGAGAAAGGCCTGATGATCGTAATGATTTACACTTATTAGAAATATCTGCATTTGATTTACATATTGGTAAGATTGGTATAAAAGGTGATGAATACAGCATGGAAATTGCTGAAGAACGTCTTTTAAGCGCCATAGAGCATCTTTTATATAGAGCGCAAGGGTATTACATAGATAAAATATTATTTATCGTAGGACAAGATTTATTAAACTCTGATGGTGATTGGCCAATACCAAGCACTACAAAAGGTACACCACAATTTAATACTGATTTTCATATTGATATGTACCGTACAGCTAGAAAGCTTATGATCAAAGCTATAAATAGACTATATGAAATAGCTAATGTTCATGTAATGGTTATACCAGGTAATCATGATAGGGAATCAATAATGCATTTAGGTGATCTTTTGGAGTTATACTATGAAAATAATGATAATGTAAAAGTAGATAATTCAGATTGTTTAATGAAGGCTATACCCTATGGTAATAATTTAATAATTAGTGATCATGGTGATGGACCAAAGACAGCTGATTTGCCAGGCATTATATCTCAACGATTTAAAAATTTATGGAGTGATGTAAGTTATGTTGAAGTGCATAGAGGACACTATCATACCAATAAAGCTATGAAGTTACAAGCAATAGAAGAACTTAACGGCATAACCGTAAGGAACTTATCTTCAATGTCAGCAACAGATTATTGGCATGATTCAAAAGGTTTTATAGGTAATATTAAAAAAGCACAAGCTTTCATATATAATAGACAAAATGGTTTACAAGGTATATTAAACTATAATGTAAGTATATGAAAGAATTTATAGTTCCAAAAAATATTTCTGAAGATAGAATGAGTATATGTAAATCCTGTGATAGATTTTTTAAACCTACAAAACAGTGTAAGGAATGTTTATGTTTTATGTTTTTAAAAACTAAACTGTCTAGTTCTGAGTGTCCTATTGGTAAATGGAAAAGTTACGTCTAATTTTACCTGTAATTAAACACAAATATTTATTGTTTTCATTTATAAATCAAAATAATTCAGTTTGTTTTACATTCTTTTTTTTTACTATACCGCATACTGTTTCAAATATTGTTTTACCGTCTTCAAAGTAAACAAGATTATTAGCCATTTTAGATTTAGATTGTTTACCATTATATTTGTTAAAATCGTAGTTATGATAATCAGACATACCTTTTATACGATTTTTTCCTCGTGTAAAATCAGGGTTTTTAACACTACTTAATACATTAGGTAAATAAAAATTTGTCCAATATAAATGTCTACCTCTTTTTTTTGCTGGTATTAGTGGTTCATAAAAAGGTATTACATTTTCAACACAGTATTTACCATTAAAAAAACTGTCTAAAAATATTATTTCTTGATATAGTTTCATATCAGGATATTTCATTTTAACTTTTGTTTTCATTGAAATTTGTAATCTAGAATGCGTTGGGCACGGTGGACTGCTCCATATAAAATCATATTCTTTGTAGTGGTCTAATAAGTATTGATGTGCGTCTGTAATAATAACTTTGTCATTAGGAAACCTGTCCTGATATAACCTTGCACATTCAGGATCAAGCTCAACTGCAGTAACTTCTATATCGTTTTTTACTTCGTTCCACTTATATCGGTTACCACCTAAACACGCATATAAATTAAGTATTTTCATTGTAATAAGTTCTGTTTGTAGTTATGATTTATTTTTAATTTTATCTAATTCAAATTCAAGATGAGCAATAGCTTTTTTTATATCAGATATACCTCCATCGCTATGTTTCCTAGCTGATCTAAGTATATAACTACATGCAGTCCCTAAGTTATACGAAAGATTGTAGTCTTCTATAATTTTTCTAGCTTCATATTTATAGTATAAGCCTACGTAATAGTGGGGAATACGGGAATCTGTTGTGTCTGTGATATAATCAAAGCCATTTCTATTTCTTTCATAGTATTGCTCATCATGTTCTGTCATTAGTTTAGTTTAGTTTTATAGTGATCAATAAGTTTATTCATTTGTCTTTTATAGTACAAATCAAAGTCTACATATTCTAATTCACCTGTGTCTCCATTCATAGACTTTGGCTGTGTTTGCTCCCATAGTTTGTAGAAAACACCCCTAAGTCTTTGACTAGGAGTTTTTTCACTAAACTCTGCATTTACAGTTGCTTTTTCAACTGCATCTATTTGTTCTTGATTAAAAGAACTTGTTGATACCAAAACATAACCAGGCTTTTTAATTAGTGAAAACACCTTTACCATAGTTTCGTTTGATAACTCAGGGGTGCCTACGTAAATACGTAAGCTACCATCTGCTAAAGTACTAACTTTATCAATGCCCCCTTCAAAAATTACTGAGTTTTTCATAATATATCTTCAAAATTATTTATATCTATAGGTTCTCTGTCTAGAACGTCTTTCCAAATAGCCATAGATGGACCAGGCCAATTACCTTCATCCAAACATCTTTTGTAAAGATATAGTTCTTGGTTATATAAATGTCTGCCTTGATCTAGAACATCACCACTAATTTCAAATACATTTAAACTAAATGGTGGATTCTTTTCTATAGCTACTATATAGTATGACAATGCTCTTACAGCATCAGTGTAAAATGCAGCTTGCTTGTGATACATATACTTTTTAATAGATCTTGTAAATGGTTTTAAATTACAATCTTGTGTTGTCTTTAAATCTACAATTATGTCATTTATATTACAGTGTATATCTAGCATACCTTTACAATTTACATCATATTCAGGATTATTCCATGCTATAATTTGTTCAGGCTTGCCAATTTTTAACAAATCTTTACACAGTGAATCTTCTGATAATTTATCTGACATCATCTGTATAGTTTGTAAATCACTTTCAGAAATTAAAGTTTTGAACTGATTTTTTAACATAAATTCTGTATACTCTTGTTTACCTTGTTTGGTTCTTTTGTCTATGTTTGGAGTTACTACATAGTGTTTTTCAAACTCATCAGGCTGTAATACATACATATGAAATGCTGATCCAAACTTCATAGCAGAGCTAGGTGGTTGTGAATGATTAAGCATATACTGAAAGTATTCAGGTGATTTGTTTGTTAAATGACTTAACATACTATTAGATACATAGTCTGTATCATTATAATAGTTTTCATGAGTCAATTTATGATCTTGGATAATTTTCATATTGTTTGATTTAACACCAGGTACCCCGCAGAAGCAGGGTATCTAGTGAATCAAAACAAAACCATGTGTGACACGGATAGGAAAGTACTACAAAGTTAATGAATTATTCTTTTGCTTCCTTAACTTCTTCCTTTTTGTTTTGACTTTGTTCTAATTCTTTGTCTATTTTTTCCATTCTGCTTAGAATATCTGTAGCTCCAGGTATTTGCATGCAGTATTTTTTTAATGAATCTCTAAAGTCTTTTTTATCTTTAGTCATTCTTTTAGATCCATTATAGTCTTTATGCAACCATGTCATAAGTGCAACTTCATGAGAATGCACGGCCTGTGCTAGTGACTTTAAGGTATTAGAAACTTCTTGTTCCACTTTAAACTTTTTATCACCTATTTTGATTTTTTCTTTAGTCTTTCTCATTATTTGTTTAGTTTATATTGTTTTTGTAGTATTTCTTCTTTTATTGTAATCATGGCTTGTACTGTGCCAGTTAGTATAAAATATGATCTACTAAATTTAGGAGATTTTGATAAATCTTTTTGTAGTTGTTCAATTCTAGAATCTATATTTTTAATTATATTATCTATAAATTTATTTCTTTCACTATAAAATTCTATGTCTGGTATAATCATATTACTTTTATTATAACACCTGCATCATCTTTGTTTATTTCATACGGTTCAAAATATGGTATAATATAATTGCAATTATCATCTTGAAGATATTCATATTTCACCATAAGATCTTGGACAGTTTGGCAAGGATTAATATAATCAAACTTTCTTTTACTATTTCTAATAAATTTAAAGCTAATCTTATATGGTATATCCTTGCCTTCAAGTAGTTTCAAAAATCTAAATTTGTTATTAACCCAATCTTCTTTGGAGTGTTTAATATAATTCATAACTGTCTTGGAATGAATTAAATACTTGCCTGTCCATCTTTTGCCATTTTTGCTTGATGGAACATTTCCAGGAATGAAAATTGTTTCCATAAAACAAATATAACAAAATTTATAAGAGTTGCACCCAAGGGGAATTTGGCGCACTTAAGTCTTAAAGAATAAATAAAAAGGTTGTTTATCAATGTATGTTACCATACAATTTATTTATATATTCTACCTGATACCCTTGGGATTTGTTATCTCTTAAAATGGTAAATCGTCTTCTACATCCGAACCAACATAATCTGTGTTGGCGTTTTTAGTCCATTCACTATGTTTCATACTAAACTCAGACATTTCATCTTCTGTTAGTTGTTTATTCATGTCAGGACTATATGTACATTTACCACCTTCTTTAGAACTCCATCTATACTTGGTAGATTCTCTAATTACAGGTTCTTCTGTTTGTTTATTTATAGATATATATTCTTCTGATATAAATGCTATCATAAGTGATTTACCTACAGCATCATTCATTGCTTGACTATCATCAGAAAAATCTCTAACACCAGCATTGATTAGAAAATCTTTTATTTGTTTAGTTTTCCATTCTTGTGTTTTAGGTTTGTCTGTTTGTTTTACAGCCCAGAATCTACATCTACCAACTTTATTATTTGATGTGACATTGAAATCTATGAATGGAGATCCATTATAGTTATCAAGATCATCAGAAGTTGTAATACTTGTAATCTTACATAAATGAGAACCAGGTTCTATGTAATCTACTTTTTCACCTTTAGCCCTTGTTACTACTGTGGTGTTTAAATTAAAGGGTAATACTTTCATTTATTATATTTTTTAAGTTTCCTAATTTTTCTATTAACGCTATATACTTCAATTTATAAGTCTCATTGTTTTTTCTAAGTCTTTCATTTTCTTTTTTTAAAGTTTCCAATTCTTGAATGAGAGTATCTGTATTTTCATCAGATATGTTAATACTATTCTTTGGCATATATGTTTCCATTATTAATTATTTTTGAGTTTCCAATTTATATATTTTGTTAAAGTATCTCCATCAAATATAATTTTATCTTTTTCAGGAGCATATGGATATTCTTTACCTTTCCATTGTTTTGTAGTAAGTGTTTGTATTGGTAATCTATACAAGAATCTACCTATACCCCAAGATACACATGCACGTTTAAATGCATCTGAGACATGACCTTTGTCTTTTTCTACGTTAGATTCTGAACCTGTATCTGATTTCCATATCCAAATATTGTCATTACAAAGTATACCTACTTTACAAAATAATAACCCATTTTCTTCATAAAATATACTTTGCCATTTATCAGGACCTACTACTTCATCTAGTAAGTCTTGACAGTCTCTTGCGTCTATATATGCGACACAAGTTGATTTACCAAATCTAGTGGACTGTACACGCCACTTATAAGGTAACTCTTTCTTTAGTTGATTTAAATCCATTTGTTTTTGTTTTGATATTTTTCATTGCTATAACGAACTTTATAAATCTTCTGATCATTATAGGTTTACCTTTTAATAATAAGGTTAATGATATTTCTTGAAAAGTAAATAGTAATACTTTTTTTACTAATTTTTTATCAAGTTTTAAATCATGAGCTATTTCAGATACAATATCTTTTACCCTAGTTATTTTGTTTTGTTTGTCTTTCACAAGACAAATATAACATTTTAATCTTTATTATAAAATAATTGAACAGTTAAATACATAGGCAAGACAACGCAAGTTGATATAAATAGAGCAATCATTATTGGTGTTATCATTAATATTATTAATGTTAAAATCGCAATTGAAAGCATTGGATGTCTGCCTATTATTTTAAATAGTTTCATAGTCTACAAATTTAGTTATCTCATTTTTAAATCCTAGTGTAACTTCGCCTACACCTATGTTTCTACCTTTGGCAAAAATTATAGTTGCAGAGTTTTTAGCTGAAGTGCCATTGTCATTAAATTCTATACCATAATATTCAGGTCTATATATAAGTATTACAACATCAGATGCTTGTTCTATTTCGCCTGATTCACGTAAGTCTGCAAGCGTTGGCTTACTGTTATTACGCATACCAACACCACGGTTAAGCTGACTTAATGCTATAATAGTTATATTTAGTTCTTTGGCTAAATTTTTTAATGATCTTGCCACTTGACTAACTTCTTGTTCTCTAGTAGAACCTTTTGACTTATAACTTACAAGTTGTAAATAATCAACCATAATAAGTTTTACATTCTTTGTAGTTACATATTCTCTTATTCTACGTAATAAATAATTTAATGATGTTACATTTGTTTCATCAATATGTAATGGTAAGTTTTGTATATTAGAAATAGATCCATGTATACGTTTTAGTTCTTCCATATTAATTGTACCATTTGTAATGTATCTGTTAGAAATACCTGAATCCATAGAAGCAAGTCTACGTATTAATTGTATAGCAGACATTTCATAAGAAAATATTACTGTTGGTGTAGAAGAGTGTAAAGCTGCATTATAAGCAAGAGCTAAAGCAAAGCTAGTTTTACCCATAGATGAAGCCCCACCTACAACAATTAAATCTGTTTCTTGCCAACCACCTGTAAATTTATCTATAGATTCAAAGCCAGAAGATATACCAAGTAAACCTTCTGTGTTCATTCTAAGTTCTACATCACTGAGAAAATTCATCGCTTGTTGATTAATGTCAGAAAGCTTAGTAGGTTCTGCAATTTGTAGTTTTTCTAAATTTACATTTAATTTATCTATAATAAGTTCAAGTTCTTCTTGGTTACTTAAGCTATTATTTACATCACTAACAATGTGAGCTAATAAACTTTTTTGATATTTTTCTGTTAATACCGCCACACAAGTTTGTGCGGAATAGTAAACTGAATCATATACTATAATATCAGCTATATCTCTTGTTATATTATCTCCACCTATGTAAGTAGACAGAGATAATATATCAATAGTTTTATTTTGTTTATGTAATGTTTTTATTGCATGATAAACTGACTTGTGAAATGGATCTTCAAACAAATCTTTATGCAAGTAATCACCCATATCATCAATTAATTTATTTGATACAATGATTTTAGCCAATAAAATTTGTTCAATTTCTTGTGTATCCATTAAGTTTGTTTTGATTTACAAATATAATTATTTAAATTACTGGTATACAGGGCAGATCTGAGTAAGTTGTAAACATAGCTCCACCGTCATTACCTTCATCATCCATAGTTGGATAAATCCAGTGACCATCATCTAGCTTTATTGCTAGTGGTGATTTGTGCCACATAAATTCTTCTAACTCTGGATCAAGAAGATATTCTACGGCTACAATTTTTTTGCCGATTAAATGATCAGCAGCTTTTTTGGTCCAATATTTAGTTGGGTTTTTTATTGTCATTTTCTTAATCTCTTATTTTAAATTTAATTATTCCATTTGCTACAGATCCATACACTGATTGTTCAGTTTCTTTTTCTACTGCATTAATTAAGTAATCTGTATTTATACCCTGATTGTACGGTATCGGATAGGAAAATCTATCATATCCCGCTTCAGCTTTTTTTTGGGCTATCGTTACAATAGCCCCAATATGTTTTTGAAAATTAATTTTTTGTTGATTTTTATTTATAATTACTTTCATATTAATAATTTTTAATATACTCAAAAGCTCTATTATTCATTTTGCTACACGCACCAATAAGAATAGATTCTTGTTGACCAAAAGTACGCTTTGGAGCTGATTTGTAATGTGTTGTAAACTGTGTTACACCATTAAACAAACCCCACTTGTTATGACCTACTCTGTACATTTCAAGTTGAATACACTGTTCAAGTTGTTCACGTTGATTTTTCAACCTTGATGACATTTTATCTACGCGATCAGTGCTTATCAAATAGTTTACTGTATCTTCTATTAGTTGTTTTGTTACACTTTGTGTTGCAAAATCATGAAGATCAGCTATTTTACTATCATGATCTGTAAAATTAATCATTCCAGATAATAAACCTACTTTATCTTGTATTGATTTAGTATGTCTATAACTTGCAAATGCATTGCTTGACATCCAAGCAAACTGATTTTGACAGAACATAACTTTATTCATAAATCCAAATTTTAATGAACAAGTACCATCGTGACTATTCATAGCATAAATATATTCTTGCGTTCTTTCACCACCAATAACTGTAATGTTATTATATCTTTGCATTTGAACAACAATTTTTCTACCACCATGCAATGATAAAGCTGCTACAATCTCAAGATCATTGTCTTGTGCAATATTTCGCATGGTTTCTATAATAGTATAGTTCTGCGTTGGTGTATAAGATTTTGATACACTATTTAATACTTCACCATTATCTGATCTAACAAGTGCATAGTATGGTGTATCATGTAATCCATTGTTTGCTTCAGGAGTGCATTGTCCTGCATACATCAATGGTTTTTTAACGACCTCCCAATCAAGGCCGTTTTGTTGCAATATAGTTTCTGTATTAAGCATATTCTTTAGTATTAATTTTTTCAATTAGTTGAGCTGGTGTGCCACTGAATATAATTTTATTATTCCAATCTTTAACATCAATATTTATTCCATTATCAGTTAGTGATATTGTATATATAAATTCTTCTCCAACATCTTTTGTACTAGTTGGATATAAATAAATATTACCTATACCATCTTTAAAATGTGCAACTAGCTGTGCTGCTAAACATGACATACCATTTGCATAACCAGCAGGAGTATCCATGCTATAACCATTAAGAATAGTAAAGTCTTGTAGAAATTCTGCTAGTTCTTTACCATGACCGCTTAAATAGCCATCATATTGACGATACATACATATAATAGTATTATCATTATCTTCGTATTGATCTTTTATATAAGTTAAACTTCTTGTTCCCATAATTATTTATTTTTAGGTTTTACTTCTACTATTTCCCACTCTTCATCTTCAATACCCATCTGTGATAATTCTGCTTCAGCCATTTCAGTCCAAATATCTTTATCACCACTTTCAATCAATTCATCTATTATTTCTATGTGGTTTGCATCATCATCAGGATATTCTACTTCTATATATGAGTAGTATGTTCTATTGAAAAATATTTTATATTTCTTCGTATTCATAATAATAACTTTTAATTCTTTCTATTATACCTCTACCATTACGTGTATGAAACCCATAACTATGTGTTAACAAAGATGGTATTGGTTTGTTTTCAATTAATAAATAAAATAAATCCCACTCATTTTGATAGTCCATATCTTGTTGTGTTTGATTTATTGCTTCTGCTAACGCATAAGGATCATGTCTTAATGCATGTTTGCCATATGTATTGCATATGTAGTTTTCTACGTCTTTACCTGTCATTGATATAATTTAAATATTCTATAGCTTCTTTTAATTCTTCTTGTGGAAATATACAGTACAATGATTTGAATAACCAATATTTTCTATATATGTATATCTCTTTGCCACTAGTTTTTAATATATATTTCATAACTCTAATTTTATTTGTGTTTTATTAGGTGTCCATTCATAGTAATAAAGTATGTACGTTTTATCACGTCCAAATTTATCTTTAAATGATTTTTTACCTAATAAAGGTGTATTACTATTTATTATCATTTTTTGATCAGCATACTGAACCTGTATACTGTTATCTTTGACATTATGTGGAATACCAACCAGTGTCATCCCAGATAAACTGGGATTTATTCTATAACCACTGATTAGTTTCTTTATCAAATATTGTTTCATTTCTGTATAACATTAATGTTTTTGTTTCTATCAACATGCTGCACTGATTTTATTTTATCCCAATGAGATGTTTCTTGTTTGACAACAGTATAACAATCGTTGATTAGTTCTTGTCTCTGCGTCTCAATATCTCTGCTAGGATCAACAGTAACACTTTGACCATAATTGATTTTAATAGCTTCAAAGTTTCCGATGTTTATAGTTTTACTTACGTTAAATGATATAGTTTCAATATTATTTTTCATATTTATATTTATAATTAAGATTTTTTTTTATTTCATCTTTTTTCACTGAAACAGTTTCTGTTTCACATCCACACATTGTACAACAATAATCGTATTCAGGATGATCCCAATCAATTTCTGCATTACAACATTCTGATGCTGATTCTGTGTCCCAACATTGATCTTCATATACTTCATTGTGTTGTATTTCAAAAATACCTGCAAAACACATACCACACTCATCGTATTCTAGTGTAAAATAAAGTTTGGGAAACATATGTACAATATTTTTTAACCATTCTATTGGTGGCGACCAAGCGCTATCAAATGTTACAGCAAAATATTCTTTATCATTGTTTTCAATATGTGGTTCACATGCATCCCATTTAGTACCCCAGTTTCCTATAGACCAGTCGTACCAATCTTTACGATCACCACGTGGTAAAGTACCTTCAAATGAAAACTCTGTTTCTTTATGAGCGTTCATAGATTTTTCTACAAATTCATGTAGTTGTTCTTCATCACCTGTTACGGTTAGGTGATTCCAGCACCAATTTGGCATAATTAATTATTTAAGTTAATATCTTTTGTTACAGAATAAGAATACTTATCACCGCAGTCTTCATCATTTATTGTTTGTTCTGTTACTTTTATATACATATCATTTTCATGCATTACTAACATATTGTTTAATAATTGATGATCAATTTTGTCCCAATATCCAAAACGTATTGATAGGCTATTGACACCACTTGTGTAGATTACAAACTTTTTATTGAATGCTGATCTAATAATTTTTAATGTATTATAGTGTATTTTCATATTTGTATTTTTAGAAAAAAAAGGGCAGTAAGAACAGTCATTTGATTAGTGTTAAAACACATATTATTTATTCGCTGAACACGTATTACGTGCTACCACCCCTTTTGTACTAAAGGTTTACTAAGACGCTTTATCCCTTTAGTATTATATAGACACAATAGAACCTATGGTATTCTGACTATGTCTATGATTAAATTTATTAATTATATCAAAGTATCTTGATACATATGCTTTACGTGCTACTGTATATAAGTAGTTTAAATTATCTATATACTTGTAGAATAGTTTTCTACGTGTAGGTTTGAACTGTTCAACAGAACCGTCTAGAAATGTAATTACAAGATTTTTTCTATCTACATGTTTAATAATAACGTCAGCGTTATTTTTTCTAAACGATGCATGAGCCAAATCGTACGGTGTTTTTTGTCTTGTTTTGATAAGTTCTTTTATTTGTTTCAGATATTCTGAAGATAGTTCAAAGGTATACATAATTATTTTTTTTTAGTTATAGAATATAAATAAAACAACCCCCGAAGGGGTTGTCCTAGTCTCTTGGTGTAAGAAACGTGAAAATGGAAAATAATACACCAGCAACGACAGCTGTAGCCACGCCACTGAATGTACCAATAAATATTATTGGGATAGCAAATGTAAATAAAATGTCCCAAAATGCTTGAGATTTAACTAGCTTGCGCCTGCCGATAGCTTTATATAAAACTATATAGTAGCCAACGGCAGTAAACAAGGCTATAGTAAGGATGCCCATTATAGAGGCAGATCAGCAGTTTTAGTCTGAATATTCGCTAGTTCTTCAAGATTTTCCATAGCTTTTTGCTCTGAATTTTTCTTAAAGTATGTATCAATAACAGGTACATGTGTAAGTCCTTTATCTGAAACAGATTTTCTTGGAATCAACTTAATGTTTACCCATGGATTACCATTAGCGTCTTTATTATAATGTTCTTTCAATGTCTGACATACGTCATTTACATTGATTGAAACGCTGATTATTTCTTTATTATTATTAGTGGTATGTGATTTAACAAACATACCTTTTGCAAAAATAGTATCTTTCATGATTTAATTTTTAATGATTATTATTTTCTGTCAAAGTTTATAGATATTGTTGGTATCTTAGTTTTGACATTACGTTTAACTTTAGATAAAGCAAGTTTTAGTTTATCAATTGGTTTTTTATTATATTCCTGTTGTAGATTATATATCTCTTCAAGTTTATAATAATTATTTTCAAGCATACGAGCTATTTTCTCGTAGTCTTCTTGTATAAAATTAGTATTGTTCATAATTTTAATTTTGGTTAAACAAAAAAAGAGTGACTAAATAGCCACTCTTATTATCTGTAGTTGTTTTTCAGGTGTGTTAACCATCAACACCATAGGTTGGTTATATTATCGTATTCGTTCTGCATTTTGCAATGTAAATTGATGTGCTTGACAATAATCCATAAGAACCATTACATCATTCATTATATGACATTTTGGTTTGTTTTCTTCTTCAAAATGTGTGTGTTCTGATTCATAAAGGTAATTAACTACCTTATGTAAAGATTCATAAGTTTTTTTATCCATAGTTTTATATTTGTTATATTAATATTTATTGTTAGTAGTAAAAAAAAGAGTGACTATAGTGCCACTCTTATATTATCTGTATCAAATACTTGCGCCCAATCTATATAGTCTAGTTGACGCATATCAATCAGAGCTTGCTCTTTGGCAATCTCGTCAAGAGATTTGTATTGCACCTGATGAAACACAGGTGTGTCCATATGTATGACAGCAGCACATGACGTGCATTCTGCTACATTGTGTGAATGTCTGAAACCTGTAGTATTACCACAAGAACACTCAATAAATAACGTTTCCATAGTTTTGATTTTAATTAATAAATATTTATCTATAATATATATATAAAACATTAAACTGTTAAATAGTATACTGATTACAATTTTGCATTAATCTGATAGATTGCACTTGACTTTGTCCAAAAAAAACACTAACTTCGCAAAGCAGATACGCAAAGCATATCAATCAATTAAATAGATTAGTTAGTATTTTATAAACGGTATTTTTACAATATATTATATAACATATTGATAATCAATAGTTTAACTATATTATAGTATTGTATATGTAAAAAAAAGGGTGTATTTGTATAGTATTAGACTATATCACACAAACACAATCAGGGATAATTATATTTTTTTTACAAATATTTTTTTTGTAAACAAAAGAAAAAAAGAGAGACTAAATGTCTCCCTTTATATTATTGATTAAGATGCTTGGTAATCTCTTTAATCATATCAGTGTATGTACCAGCAGGTACTTCAATATTAAGATTTATCTTTATCGTCTTTTCCATGTCTAATAGATTTTAGTTCGTTAGAAAATAGTTTAACATCATCAGCCATCTGTTTCGTATTGAACATTCCGTACTTAGTAAGTAATATAGTAACTACTATAATAATAAGAGTTGTCATAATAAAAAATTTAAGATTAATAACAATAAAATATACATAAAACAAAAGTGCAACAAAAAAATAGGGTGGGTGTGAAAAAAATGTAGAAGGTAGGGGGCATAAAGGTACAAAGCATCCCTTCCTCACAATTACAAATAATTTTTTTAACTTTGTATTTAAAATTATAATTATGGCTAGACTAGGCTTATTTAATGTCCAAGATCCTTATCAGGTTACTGGAGGACAGACAACACCACAATCAAATGCAGGCACAGGAAAACAAAATATAAATAGCTTGTTGCCGTTTTTTCCACCAAGAATACCTGTTGATCCTGGTGTACCTACAGATCCAATAATGGGTGTTGATCCCGTCACTCCTGATATGCCAGATCCTAATGCGCCTATACAGGTTGAGCCAGCTACATCACCAGATATGCCTGATCCACTTATGGAAAGACCTAATGTTAGTGGTGTAATGAATATGTCTGGTAGACCATCATCACTTGTATATGGAGATCAGTTCTCAAGAGAAGGAGGCGGTGCAGGTGGGGGTATGGCTGGACTACAAGTATTTACTAATCCTACGCTTGCAATGGGTAGTGAATTGCTTGGCAAGAATGTTAGTCAGTTTGATAATGGTGGTATGATGAATCCATATAGCAGTGCAGTCAATTCTTTTAGAAAAGCCTTGGACAATAGAATAGCTGCTGGTAAGCAACTAGAGGGAGTTGTTAATATGAGAAAAAAAAGATTTACGCAAGGGGGTAGATTCTAAATTATGAGAGAGATAGAAACTAGATTCGGAAAGGTTTCTATAGGGGACGATAATAAATACTTTATAGAAAGAATGTACGATGATCTTTATCTTCTAATGGAAGATGAATACGATTTAATACGTAACACTAAAGAGTATGGTTTTGATTTAACAGAATCATCTTGGAAATATCAAGTTCACCCACTTAGTGACGAAATTATATTTACACTGAGTTTACAACTAGAATATAATGATTGATGTATTTATTGAACTTAAATCGCAAAGGGGATATATACAAGGATGACGATGGAGTCACGGGGGTTCCTGAGTTTCTTACACTCATTAAGAAAGAAAAATTCGGGCCTGCGGCCCTCAAATGGGTTGCGCTAGTCTATGACTACGAAAGCCCATATAGGCATTACAACGAGCAAGAAAGAAAAAAGATAGTCAGTAAAGATATCTATGATACATATACTTGGTCTGGAATGAATGACGCTTGTTTACTTGCAGCTTGTAATAAATATAATGAATTGCAGTTTGATCCATTGGATGAACAGCTTATAGCTTTTAATAAAAAGATTAATCAGTTCACTGATCTTATAGATAAAATGCATTTAGATGAAGAGAATGCAGAGATGTTACAAAAGCTTATGATAGGTGTAGAAAAGATATTAAAGACTAGAC